AAGAAATCCAAGCAATGATGCAACAACAGCAACAAATGCAGTTGACAGAAAAGCTTGGGCCTGCTGGTATTAAGGCGGTCTCTGATAATATAGGTGCAGAGCAATCCGTTTAAAACATTACCTAAGTAAACACAATATACTAAATTATGGCACAACTTAACCAAGTAAGCATCAACGAATCTACCGATTCTGAGAACATCTCTCTCGAAGAACAAGCCGCAGCAATGGACGCTAAACTAGCGAACAAAGCTGAGGATACCAAAGCGGCGCAGACCGTAGAGTCGGATCGTCCTGATTGGCTTCCTGAAAAGTTTCAATCTCCTGAAGATATGGCAAAAGCTTATAACGAGCTTCAGTCTAAACTCGGAGAAGGAAGTAAAGAAAAGGATAGCTCCGCAAAGGAGAAAGCTGAACCTAACCAGACGGTAATGCAGGAGATCATTGATTCTGCTACCAACGAGTTTATCGAGAACGGTGAATTGACCGACAAGTCGTTCAAGGCTCTTGAAGAGCAAGGTCTTCCTCGTGAGATTGTTGAAGCGTATGTCGCTGGTCAACGAGCGTTGATGGAGAATCAAGTTAACCAAGTGAAGGCTACTGTAGGTGGCGAAGAGAATTATAACGCTATGGCTGAATGGGCCTCTGAGCACCTAGATCAAAGCGAACTGGACGCGTTTAACGAAGTCGTTGAATCAGGCTCAATCAATCAAGCTCAGATGGCTGTTCGTGGCTTGTATTCCCAGTTCGCTTCCGCAGGTGGTAAAGCTCCTAACCTTATCCAAGGTAATACTTCTGGAAGCGCTGTAAAGCCGTTTAACTCCGCAGCTCAGGTCACTGAAGCTATGCGAGATCCGCGATATAAGAACGATCCAGCATATCGTAAAACTGTTGAAGATCGTCTTGCGGTCACCTCTTCGTTCTAAGAGATTTAGAAAATAAAACAACCAGCCCTTGTCTTTTGACGGGGCTTTTTTGTATCCCTCCTCTGTGAAATATATTATGCCAAAAGTAGGAACCAAACATTATCCCTATACCCCAAAGGGAATGGCTATGGCTAAGAATACAGCCAAGCGTAAGGGGCTTACCGTCCAATACGGTAAAAAGAAATAACAACTTTCAGGTCTAAATACAATGTGTGCGACAAGTAGCGCAATGCCCACTGCGGTGGATAACATTAGGCGAGCAAACGAAGCAAACTGAATAAGGACTGATCAAACCAACCAACTAAAACTAACCAAATAGAAAGATAAATAATCATGGCTAACGGAAATACAAGCCCATCTCGCGTGGGTCAAATTAACGGGGCTAACGATGTCGATGCTCTCTTTCTGAAGGTGTTCTCTGGTGAGATCCTTACTACGTTTGAAGAATACAACGTAATGAAGGAGCTTCACATGGTTCGCACCATTCAGAACGGCAAGACCGCTCAGTTCCCTAAAACAGGTATCGCAACTGCGAAGTATCACACAGCAGGTGAAAACATTGCTGACGCTGGTAACTCTTACTTGTCCGATATCAAGAAGAACGAAGTCACCATCTCTATCGATGATGTGTTGATCGCTTCGACCTTCCTTGCTAACATCGACGAGCTCAAGACTCACTACGACGTTCGTAGCATCTACGCTCAAGAACTAGGTAAAGCATTGGCAAAACGCTTCGACATCGCTACGATGAAGACTCTTGTTGCTGGTGCTCGCACCTCTACTCCTACCATCACAGGTGGTAAGTCTGGTATCCAGATCACTGGTGCTACTCTTACAACTGGAACAGGTCTCCTTGACGCACTGTTTGAAGTTGCTGAGAAGCTGGATAACAACGACATCCCATCTGAGGATCGTTTCGCTATCCTGACTCCTACTCAATACTACAAGCTGATCAGCGACCCAGCCACTAACATCGCTCTTAACCGCGACTACGGTGGTGAAGGTTCTGTTGCTCGTGGCGTTGCTCCTATGGTAGCAGGTATCAAGCTGTTCAAGTCGAACCACGTTGCTGACATCTCTGTTGTTGACGCAAGTCAGGATCAAGATGACGACAACGCAAAGAACGACGTGTTCGGTGGTTCTGGCACAGGCTACAATGCTGACCTTAGTGCTACTGGCTTCCTTGCTGGTCACAAGTCGGGTATCGGCACCGTCAAGCTTCTTGACCTTGCTACCGAGTCTGAATACCAGATCGAGCGCCAAGGCACTCTGTTCGTTGCTAAGTATGCTATGGGTCACGGAGTCATCCGTCCTGAAGCTTGCGTAGAGGTTCAGTAGTAATCGCATCCATTCTGATCCCCTTCTCACTAAATGTGGGAAGGGGGTCTTTTTCCTTTTTTTTACTTTTACCTTATTTTACGAACTATGTCCTTCCTTACTACAAAGCTACAAGCCGTTAACGTAATGATCGGTTACTTGGGCGAAGCGCCAGTAAACTCGATCTCGGATAACATCGGGCTTCCTCTTTCCGTCTCTCAGGCCAAGACAATTTTGGACGAGACATCAAAGGGTATTCAAGTAGACGGTTGGTTCTTCAATATCGAAAAGGATGTTACCTTTAGTCCTGACGTAGAGACCAACTTCATCGATCTATCTGGAGATATCCTTTCTGCGGATTCAGTGGATGGACATAAAGACAACGTTGTTGTTCGAGGTTCTAGGCTTTATGACCTAACAGACAACACCTATGAATTTACAAAACCAGTTAAGATGGATCTCATTCGTTTCCTAGAATGGGACTATCTTCCCGAAGCTGCTCGCCGTTATATCAACCTAAAAGCTTCTCGGATTCTTGTGGCTCGTTCTCTTGGCGCTCCTGAGATTGAACAGCTTATTCTACGGGACGAAGTGTTCGCTAAAGCTCGCCTCGAATCGCTTGACTCAGGAACGTCGGATCGCACTATATTTGATAGCTACGACACGGCTATTCGTATTGGAGTTAATCGTCCTCAGAATATTCTTTAATAGATATGCCTTTAATCAACACATCGGTTCCGAACCTTATACAGGGTGTCTCGCAACAAGCGGATATTATTAGATATGCAGGTCAATGTGAAGAACAGGAAAATGCTTTAAGTAGTGTTTCTGACGGACTGTCAAAAAGAGCTGGCGCGAATCACATTGTAGAAGTCACTCAGAATAAAATTAAACAAGATAGCTTTATTCATTTTGTAGATCGAAGCGCTACGGAAAGATATGTTATAATACATACGGGAGATTATTTGTATGCTTATAATCTTTTTACAGGCAGTCCAGCTTCCATCTGGTATAACACTGTAGAATATACTGATGGGTGGGCTATACCAGAGGGACATTACCTCAGAACAAGTGGCTCTCCGTTAGCTAATTTAAAAGGAATTACCATAGGAGATAGCTCCTTTATTACAAATAAGAATGTAGTCGTTGAAGCTTCCGACGAAGTAAACGACAGCTTTGCAGAAGAGGCTATTGTTGTAGTTAACCAAGGCGATTATGAAAAGAAATATAGCCTTATTTTCGGAGAAACAGGGCCGCAGTCAGGAACAGTTTTAAGTTTTGATGTTGATTTTTATAATCTTAAAACAGGAATAGTGGAAGGGAGTGCGATTGTTTTAGATGGGGAAACACTCAGTAATGCAGGAGCTATCAACGTATCGCAAATTGTAAATATAATTCAATCTAGCGCAGATTTTACTCCTAATTTAACTAACCAAACTGGAATACTCAGTTTAACTATGACTGACCTTACACGTGGGATTAGCACTAGAAGTTATCCACTGGCAATATCGACAAACTCCAATGGACTTCTACTTTCTGTTACCATTACTGAACCCATAAGCACCGCCACATACTCTAATACTGCCTTTCTTTTTACTGTAAACGGACTTACTCAACGAGGATCTTTAGGCGTAAGAACTGTAAATACTGGGGCTGCGGATGCTTCTAATGGAGGTAAAAACGCCGATACGTCTAATATTGCTTCTCAGCTTGCTGGAGGAACAACTGCTGGAACAAATAATACTGTAAGCGGATCCATCCCTTCTGGATTTACAGCAGAAGCTCTTGGCGGTGTTATTCGCATTAAAAGGACAGACGGAGCGTCTTTTAGTATTTCTACATCTGACGGGTTAGCTGACGAAGGTTTATCTTTAGCTTACAAAAGTGTTGAAAGTCTTTCAGATCTTCCTAAAAGAAACTTTAACGATTTCAAAATTAAAATATTAGGCGATTCTGACGTAGACCAAGACGACTACTACGTCCATTTTAAGACTGATGACAATAGCATTTTTGGTGAAGGAGAATATATAGAGATAGCAAATGAAGGTATAGAAAAGGGAATTGATATATCTACCTTTCCTCATAGGTTAGTAAATGACGAATTAAATTCTTTCGTTGTAGAAACGTGTCCTTTAGAGGATCGAGTAGCGGGGGACATAGATTCAAATCCTCAGCCTAACTTTGTAGGAAACAAGATATCTAATTTGATCATTCATCGTAATAGATTGGGAGTCTTAAGCAACGACCAACTGAGTTTCTCTGAATCAGACAAATTTTTTAACTTTTTTAGAGTTACCGTTTCTAGCTTTTTAGATTCAGCGCCTATCAATGTGAGTATCGCTACTAAAAATGTTATTAACATTATAGACGCAATCGGGTTTCAAGATAGCCTTATTTTGTTTACTCGTCGCGGTCAATATTCTGTTAAAGGAGAACCTACTCTTACAGCTAAAACTATCGCTGTTTCTCCCTTAACTTCCTACGAGACATCAGAACTTGTGTCGCCTATTTCTCTTGGTTCGTATATTTATTTTGGCTTTGATAGAAAACAAAAATCAGGACTTAGAGAATATACAGTAAACACTAACACTAATACTTTTGACGCTTCCGACATTACGGAAGCCGTTCCGTTCTACATTGGCAAAAATATTAAAACCATTTCGGGATCAGCAACAGAGCAGATGCTTGCTGTCGTTACCGAGGACGATTTAGATACCATATATGTCTATAGTTACTTCTGGAGTAACAACGCTAAAGTATTGAGTGCGTGGTCTAAGTTTAAGATAAAAGGAGATATAGTTTCGAGTTTCTTTATTGATTCAAGTTTGTATGTAATAACAACGATAGAGGGTTCTACAAATATCTTAGAAATTAACTTAGAAAAACAAGAGGGAACAGCAGATGAACCTGAGATTCTTATGGATTATAGGTTCCCGTTAACTCTTCAAAGTGGACAGACTCATATAGATCTTCCGTATTCTACGCCTGCGAATACCAAGTTTGAGGTCTACTCTAAAAAAGGTAGTTTACTTAAATCTACTTCTCATACTAGACACATCACTTTGCTGGATGCTCCTGAAGAAGAAACAGAAGTTTATATAGGGCTGCCTTTTAATATGAAATATGTATTTTCTAGGCAGCTTTTTAAAGCACCAAGTGAATCAGGCAAAACAGCCACAAACGCTATCTCTTCTCGTTTGAAATCAGGAAGTATATTCTTCAATAAAGCGAGAACTTTTAAAGTAACTGCTGATGTAAAACTAAGGGATTCTGTTATTGCTACTTTTGATGCAAACACAGTAGGAGAAGCTTTTGTTTCTAAGACTGATAATAAAGAAGGTGTTTTCCGTTTCTTTGTTTTAGCTCCAGCCGAAGATACGACGATTACGTTGGAAAACGATACTGTGTTTTCGTCCTCATTTCTTAGCGCTGAGTTTGAAAGTTTCATTCATCAAAAGTCTTCTCGCTATGCTTAAAGATTTAAATCACAAGATTTTTGAATGCGTTGAATCTACGCACCTGTATTTGCTGGAGAATCAAGAAGGAGAAGACTTAATCGTTACTGCTGAAAAGCAATCAGCAGGAAAAACTTCAAAAGAAGATCAACAATGGGAATCTGAAAAAGGAGGATTATACCTATCTATACGATTTACGGATAGATATCTCATGCGTTCTAGGAAAAATTTTTCAAATGATATTGGGTATGAAATAGCTCAAGCATTAAGTTCAATCTCAAAAACAAACATAGTATTTAAAACCCCGAATGACTTCTACATTGGGGATTTTAAAATTGGAGGATCTTTAATTTCTTATTCTAATCTTACCTGTATTTATAGTCTAGGTATCAACGTAAATCAAAAAAGTTTTTCACAACCACTATCCAACAAAGCAACATCTTTATTTTTACAAACAGCAAGCGAATACGACATCAGTCAGATTTTAAATATTGTTTTAAATAAAATAAATGATAAATTAAAAGAATACAGACAAGACTACCCTAGATATTCTAAACCGCTAAAGACAAAAAAGTTTAAAGGAAAACTATAATCATCATGTCCCTCTCATATAACCAATATACTGACCTCTCCACCAACACGTTTTCGTTTACGTTTGGCTTCATTGACATCAACGACGTCTTTGCTCTCGGGCTACGAATTGCGGACGATAAATGGATTCCTCTTACGATAACGGGTCGAAGTTTGTCAGGAAAAACTGTAACTGTTTCTGACAGCCTTACTCCGTATTCAAAGGTTCAGGTCTACCGTAGAACTACAGTGGCACCTATTGTTGACTTCCAAGACGGCTCTAGGCTCACAGAACGTGATCTTGATGCTGCTTATCGACAAGGGCTTTACGTAGCCCAAGAGGTAGCAGAGAACGCGAATCAAAGCACTCAGCGTGAAGACGTGGACACGGATATTATTGCGGATAATGCTATCACTACGCCTAAGATCGCAGACAACGCTGTAACAGATCAAAAGCTTTCTCTTACACTGGATCTGTCTACACACGCTGTGACCTTGGCAACTGGCGAAATAAGCACAAGTGAACTAGCTGACGATGCTGTGGACAGCACTAAGCTGTCCGATGATGCTGTGAACAGTGAGCACATTGTAGACGGATCTGTAGACAACGTCCACCTTGCTGGGGGAATTGACCTGACAACCAAGGTCACAGGGACGCTACCTGCTGCTAACGGCGGCACGGGAGTGACCACTGCTATTCCTTTTACGGTAAAATCCGTAAGCGGAGATGTTACTATTGCGGCTGCTGGAACGCCAACTACTTTCAGTCATGGCTTGGGTAATATTATTCCTGAATTTTTTAAAGTATACCTCAAATGCACGACGGAACAGCACGGTTACGCCGTAGGTGACGTAATTGATTTCATCTCTGATTCAAATGGAACGAGTCCTATATCAGTTTACGCAGACGCTACCAGTGCCCTTATCGGGGTTCAGTTTGAAGATACAATAACTGTAGCAAATAAAACAACTGGAGCAGCTGGAGATATAACGCTCGCCAACTTTAAGTTTATATTTAAAGTATATAACTAATATGATCATCAAGGAATACGGAGATTGTAAGGCAGTCCTTGCCACC